TGCTGCGCCCGCCGCACTGAGTACGACAGCACGTTATTGTTCCGCCCGCCTCTGACATGCAGGATCGGACTGGCGGCAACGTTCGCCCGGTTCGGGCGGTATATGACCAGGTTGTCGGAACCGTCCGACACCAAGTACACTTGTCTTTTCTTTGCGAATGATACCAGATAAGGCAGGCCCTTTGCGCCACTGCCCGCCGCTTGTAAATCTTTGGATGTGAACTCGGCGAGTCCCCGCATTTGCTCAACTACGCCAGTGCCTACGCCTAATGACGATATGACACGCGCGCACAGCGCCCGCAGTGTGACCGGGCCGTCAACTACTTTAGCTGAGTCAGGTACGCTTGAATCAATTACGTCTTGGATTCGATCACGCCCGGAAACGGAAACGGTATGAGACTGTGCGTCCCCGGAACCTGAAACCTCATCTATGAACCCGGTAACTTTGCGCACACCCGCTATCGTTATTTCTACGAAATCACCCGCTTTCACGGGGTACCCCGCGGGATCGGTACTCGAATTTGTAAACCGAAATACTCCGGCATTAGCGTCTATTGATCGCTGAACTGTGGCCGACTCCCACAACCTGAACGGCTGGCCGCCTACACGAATCTCAAAGCTCATGCTTGCACCACCGTAACCTCCCCGTTAAGTTTATCTGCCGGTAACGCCGGGTTTAATGCCCGCACTTCAACGGCCCGCCCTGTCAAGCTATCGGCGGTTGTAAACTCTTCCGCGTACAGCGAATAAGCCAACAGTAACGCCCCTTCAGGAACGTGCGTATCAACGGTCGTCAACGTGAACGTCGTTTGTTCTTTCTGATCAAGCACGCTCAATGCTGACACCCGAACCGCTTCGACCGCGTCACGTACCGCAGCCACTGACTGTATCGAATCGCTGGAACCCTCACGCATTATGCGCCGGTAGTCTGCTTCAAGCCGGTTTCGGGCGTTGTCGATCTCTGCGCCTGTGCTGTACGCTGCGTCGGCGGTCTGCTCGTAAGCCGAGACCAGGGCCGCAACACGTACGGAATTAACCAGACTCAAGCGGTTCTTATTGCGTTTCACGCGGCCCGCCGTAGTGGATGGCCACAAAAGAATATCAAATTGATTTATGAAAGCCGACTGCACGCCCGATAGCAACAGCGATAGCTCAGATCCGAATCGGGTCAGCCCGTATAGCTGTTCAAGCCCTCGGCCCACTGACAGGCCCACACTAACCACGCTCATTAACTCGGTGATCACGGCGTTCTTCATGTCCGTAGCCGACCGGACAATGGTCTGCGTATTTTCTGTGATGTACTGCCCTGCACGTTCCAGGTCTCCCACGTTGTCTACCTCCGTCTCCAGAGGCTCCGTGGCTCCTGCAACTTGTTCGAGGTCGAATTGCGCCGCCATGACATCCGGCGTGTCCGTCGGTATCACCCACACGGATTCGAGTACATCGCCAATCTGCGCCCGTGCAACGTCGCCCAGGGCGTAGACAGTCTGCGTCGTGTCCGGCGCTCTGGAAGGTCCTGAAACGGCACTCCCCGCCACGAACTCAAGATTAAATTTTATTTCGCCGACTTCTTTCTGTGACGCATCTTTTTTATAAGGCAGTGCGAACAGCGACCGTATGCCAAATGTAGGCATGGACAAACGCCCCCGGCCTTTTTCGCTCAATGCCCGTTCGAGCTGTGCCGCACGATCCAGGAAATCAGGCCCGCTAACAAAGGCGGTTACACTGAATTTCGGCGGGATCTCTCCCAGGTCTTCAACGTACCGGTTGTTACTGTTCGGGTAATCGTGTAGTACGATCCGTCGCCCGGCTTCTGTGACCATCTCTGAGCGCACAAGAAACGGTATGCCCTTCCAGGATGCGGGTAGTAGTTTTTCTAATCGTCCCATTATGAAGTCCCTGCAATGTTATCGCCCACGGACAAGTTAATTTCTGATTGCTCAACTTTCGCACCGTTCGATGCCGACACGTTGATGCCGCCGGTAACTTCAAGTTTATTATTCTGTGCGGCCCTGGATTCCGCTTTATCTTTAGCAGGCCCCAGACCTACGCTTTCCTTCATTGACTCCCACGCCCCGCCGAACGCCCCAGACACCGCCGACTTAACGCCGGATGCAGTATCAAACACTTTGTTTATCTTCGCAAGTAACATATCGAACAGCGCCAGGACTGGATCAAAGAGTGTTTTTATTGTTGCAAACGCTTCCGAAAAGTTAAGCAAGAACGCGTTCTTAATCGCCATGCCCACGATCCACACCATATCGTATACCGTCTTGAGTATTGCGACAATGCCGTTGAACACAGGGGACACGACCGCCCGGAGTAATTTGAAAGCGAACACCATTCCCTTTAGCCCGATCGCTACGATGTGCGACCACACGCGGAACGTGAACGCCAGGCGGTTAATCACGATTGATACGATGTCACCAAACACGCCGATGATGCCGCCGGTATTCCCCAGCGTGAACCCCAACGCGTCGCCCACCAGGAATATCATTTCTTTAATGGGGGCGAACAGAGGGTTGAAGGCATTCATGAGCCGAGACAGTGACGCACGGAATTTATCTGACTTAGCGTACGCTGTAGCGAACAGGGCGACCAGGGCCGCCACTGCTACAACTACGCCAATCACAGGGGCCGTTATCGCTCCGATTACGCCAAGTAACGCGGAGATTACGGGTAGCCCTGCGGCCAGCATCGAAAATAGTATTCCGAGTGGTACGACTACGGCCACAATAGCGGCGAGTATCGCACCGACTCCGGCGGCCAGCTTGACCAATCCGGGGTGCGCTTTAACGAAAGCCAGCACGTACTCAGAAGCTTTAATTAAACGGGCTGAATACTTATCGAACACTTTAATGAACGTGTTACCAATCGCCCGTGCTATGTCTATGAATGTCTGTTTGATCCGTTTGCCTGCGGTGCTTGACCTCCGGAGTATGTTTGCAAACTCCCTGTCGAGCGAGCCGAGGCCCTTCGCTGAACCGGCCTTGTCCATTGCTTCGTTAAGCAACTTGGTATTGGCCACAGCTTTCATAACGAATCGGCCCGCTTCCGTACCAAACGTCTTTAGGATGGCAGCACCACGCTGTGCGGCTGGCATCTTCTCAAATGTTTTAAGGAAATTCGTGACTGCGTTCTTCGGGTCCTTGAGCATTTTGTCGAGCATACCCGGCATTTTCATCATCCGGGTCATCATCATATTAAGCCCGGACGCGGCGAGTTCTGGAGATACTTCAACCTGATTAGCAAAAGCGGCCCACCCTGCGGTCACCTCTGGGGGTATGCCCAGGGTTTTAAACGTGCCGGAAGTACGTTCTATAATTTCTATCATGTGTGCACCAGACGCACTGGTGGTGTCTGCAAGATAGTTAACACGCTGCATCAATTCATTAACGCTACTGATCGACAGGCCCAGCTTGGCGCGGATCGAACCGATCGCCCGTCCCGCTTCCGAATCGAGCATGTCAAAACCTGTGGCCGTCTTCGCAACCATCAGTACGAATGCGTCCATCTGTGTGGCTGCTATGCCCAGCTTACCACCTTCATACGCAATGGCCGCAAGGCCCTCCGCGTTCTTCCCGGTCGCCCGGCCCATGGCTTGCAATCGCTCTTGCATTTTCGCAAGCTCTACGTCTGACAAGTTCGCAACTCTGGCAACATCCGCCATCGCGTCGCTCATTGTGGACGACGACTGAGCAAGCTTAAACATACCCGCCGTGATCGCAGCCCCGCCGATCGCACCGCCAAAGCTGGCCATTTTGGAACCGGCCTGGCCCATCTTATCGCCCAGTTTAGCCACAGTTTTAGAAGCACGAGCGGATGCCCGTTGAAATTTTTTAGTACTGGATGTTATTTTACTCAGAGGGCCGGAGTAGTTATCGAGAATCTTATAAATATATTCTGCTGTAAACGCCACGGCTACCCCTTTTTAGCTTGTCTGTTGATGCTCTCTAACTCACTGCCGACGATTGACAGTTCCCATAACGGCATGTCTTTAGCTGTCTGGTAGTCTATACCGCCATCGGTTCCGTATGCGATTCGGACGGCCGTGCGGATATAGTCTTCTGCCCTCCTGGTGAGGGCGTACCGAAAAAAGAACACCACCGGATCGCTACATTGAAAGCGTCCTCCGGGTGCAAGGAGTTCCACAGCGCCGAGGTTAGCGGCACGCGGTCATCTACGAGCACAACCGACTTCTTGGCTTTGGTGCAAACCATTTTCTCAAACGTGCCGATGAACTGCCCAATATCTACAGTCTCAGAAGCCTGCAAAGCAAGTGAGAACATCTCGTGGGTATCTTCGACCTGTGACTCCAGGTCCTCAACGGAGTCTTCAAGCGGTTTCACAACGTCACCAACCGCGTCTTTAATCTGGTTAAACTCGCTGGCCTGCTTTGCAATTTCAAGCTGGCTCCGTGTGAGCATCTGCTTTAAGCGCAGATAGAACTTTACGTGTTCCATACCAGGTTCACGTAACACGAGGCGACGTGTTGATTCTGTCGCCCCGTTTACACTAAAATTAAGATCCCTGGAAAGCGGGAAATCTGTAGTTCCGTCTTGAATACCCAAGTGCTGCCTCCCGTTACTGAATCGCCATTGGATCGCCGATGAACTCCAAACTTGTAACGCCGTCGGCGCTCGCTTCACGTTCGATTGCGCCCGCCAGAGACATATTGTCCCATGACAATGTGGCACCATCGCCGCTCTGCGTCCTCTGCACCGCCTGGATACTGTTGGCCCCGACGTTCTCTTTCCACGTCGCGATCTGTGAGTCCATGTCCGGCGTTAAGAACACGTCGAACTTGCACTTACCGAGCTTGCTCTCTGCGTCCACAGCGTGAACGCTCGTGATCTGCCCGCCACCGCCACTTGCGGCCCGGACGTTAATCTCACCCTCGCCACCGTCGTACGTGAAACTGTTTGGTACAATCGGAATAGTTTCATTATTCAGTACGATTGTCGGCACACTTAATGCTATGTTTCCCATATCGTCCCCGCTTAGTCGCACACTACTGCGTGCGCTGGTTTATACTGTGATCTGCGTCCCGGTCGAGCCAGTTGTGAACGCAAGCTGTAATGAATAGTTGATCGTCCGCATCTGAGTAACGATCGGTAGCGGCCCATTGATTGTGACCTTGCCTTGAGATAACTCGACGGTTACAGTCGTGTTAGCCGCGAAGAAGCTTTCAGCCTCACGCCCCGCTTGTGTGAGCGCAAGCCCCGCAAGCACGCGGTAGATTCTAAGCAACTCCGCTTTGATGCTCTCAGCGTTCGCCATTGATCGGCCGGGTATTAAGTCACCTTCGGTCAATCTCGACTGAGCGAAAACCGATTTAAGCACCCTGAAAAATATCTCACGGCAAGTAGACCCGGTGTCAACGTAATTCAGATAATGAAAACTTACGTTTGCGTTACCCGCCGCGTCGGTTGTCCAGTTCGTGACTACCGGCCCCATGAGCATAGCGTTCTGCGCTGAGTTCACGCCGTACACAGCGAAACCGTCGTCTTCAAGCTCGCCCTGCTCCGTGGCAGTGAATAAATTTGTTGAGGGGGTCACAGGTGTATCAAATAGCGGCGTGTTGAAATAAGGCAAACTCGCCAGCCCAGGCCCGCCAAATGCATCCAGGCCCCCACTTGTAGTAACTATGTATCTCGCAATTCCTGCGTCCGGGGTCAGTCGTCTCGCCCTGATTCCTGCGAACTCTGCTGCCACCCAATCCGCCGGGCGTAGAATCGCCGGGCCGACGTGGTCAGCGTTAGCCAGTACCGGCGCGCCCATGAATACAACGCTCTGGCTGTTTTCCGTGGATACGGCGGTTACAAGGTTTGCGTATGTGTCGGAATATCCGTGGAATACAACGCCGTCAAGTATCGCATTGTTGGCGTTAAAACGGCTATCCAATTCATCTTTGATAATGTCAAGATTGCTGTGCCAGGCTTCGGGCCACATTGCGCCGGTGTACCTGATACCTTCGATCGGGTCAAGTATGCCAGTAAGTACCGGGTCGTTAGTCCCGCCAGTCCACGCCGTAAGCGCGACTGTTACGCCGGGAACAACACCCTTAACTCTGACTCCGTAGAAATTACAAAGCGTGCCCTTGTCAACCGAAGTCGCCGTAACTACACCCGCGGCATTGGCCGCACTGAAAACGGGATCATCAAGTGTGGCAATGGCGGCAACAAGCGCGTCACCAACAACGGTCGGCGTGTCGCCGGATGTGACGGCCACTGTGACCTCATACTGCTTTTCGTCTACGAAAGTTACCAGAAATTCGCCGTCGCTGGTTGCGTTACCCGTGAATGTCACTTTCCCGGTTCCGGTCGTGCCGGTTCCGCTCGGATCTTTTCCGATAACGTCCAGCGCACTGTACGACTCGTTTGTGTTCTTCCAGGCGAGAATCTGATTAGTAAGAAACGTATCATCACCGAACAGCACTTTGATTGCTGCGGTGGTCAACGTGTGAACGTCCACATTCAACGCCCCATCGACTGCCGCGCCACTGTCGCCGATCTGACCGAAGATTATATCCCTTCGGTCTTCGAACGCGTCCACCACGGCCGCCGGTAGTAACTGAATGTTTACTTCCGGTCTACTCGTTGCTGATCCCATCTTCGTACTCCTTCTTCATCTGCTTGATTTCCGTAAGGACGATAGCGCCGTCAATCCTGCCATCTACAACGCGCCTCCGCCAGTTCTTAGCGAACGGTGTGCCGTCACTGTCGGTTTCAATACTCAGCTCACCGCCAGGTTTCAAACCGTGGAGGGTCACACCACTTTTATTTGTAATCGTTCGTTTCATTCTTTTATCCTCCATCTGATCATACATTACAGTACTTCCCTATCTAAGTCAAGATTAACTGTTAGCTGTGCGTCGTTATCGTTAAATAATTTTAACGCCTGCACTATGTCCCTGAAAGCCACATCCGATGTTTGTAGGAATCCGTCTTGATACGTCAACGCCGTCTGCATCTGCCAGTCGTAGGTGTGCGCGTAGTACGCTGAATTGTAAACCGCGGGCCCGTCGCCCACAGGAACCGCCCCGCTTTTGATTGCGGATTCGTCACCCTCGTAGCCGAACAAAGCGGACAACAACGAACTGTAGATCGTGCTATACGCCAAATCTTGAGCGTCTGCGCCGGACAGGTCGCTTTCAGTGCCGATGAATACCACAGTCGAGAAGTTGCGTAGCACCCTCAACAGGTTCATATCCTGCCTGCTGAACGACGCAACACTGTCGTTGAACGTGTGGCGGTCTTTAGAAACGTCGCCGTCCGTCATTATTACAAACAGGTAGTCGTCCCCGCTCGATTGCTTCGTGTAAATTTTAGTAGCTCTCTGGAAGTCCGCCGCCGCCGATATTCTAAACCCGGAAATTATGGCCAGATCATCAACCGGGCCAACGGGCAAGCTGGGTGCTGCGGATAAATCCAGGGTGAACGTGTCGGCGGTCGGAACCGTCGCCACTTCCTGAACCCCGACAAGTCCCAGGGAACGCGCTTCAATTAAATACTGCGACTCATCAACCGTAGGCGCGACTGTCACGCCGGTAGGCAAGTCAACATTAAAGTTGCGGCGGTTCGGAACGTCGATGATATCAAACACGCCGTCCCACGCACTGCCGAAGCCGTCCAGGGTCAGCGTTTGGTCGTCCAGGGGTTGACTGGGTTTTATTAGATCGTGGTCGTATTTAGTTGTGAATTGAACCGTCGCACCGTCAAGCACTGCTGCTGACAGTGGGTTGCGTGTCGTCCCCGCAGTGACAACGACTGATTTACCCGGAGTCCTGCCGTGCGCCGCGGATGTGATAGTCACAATTTTACTTGCGCCCATCGTAGCCCCGGATACGGGTAGTACCTCGGTGAATCTGTCAGTGAATAGCGGTACGTATGTTTTCAAATGTCTTACAATATCGGACGGTGTTGTCATAGCTCACCTTTGACATTCTCAAGTATCGCCTGTTGCGTGTTCCTGGCCAGGCTGTTTATTGCTCGCAGCAAATGCTTACGTGGCTTGATCTTACCCACCCGCTTGCCGTCTGCCCCTTCCCTGCCCCGTGTGCCTTCTTCCAGGTACCCCGCATATTCTGCGGTTTCACCTACGGTCATTTCTTGCCAGTTTCTAACCTGGTAATCGCCCGAATTAGCAAGGCGGCCGGTTCTGTTCGCTGGCGCTTCGCCTGGTGCGCTGGCCTGGTGCTTGCCGTACATGCGGCCCGTCTTCTTGCCGGTCTCGATGAGGTGTTTGGTTTTAGATACAACCTGTGTCCCAATGTCATGCAGCGCAAGTCCTAACCCGGTTTGATGTTTTTTTTTAATGTCATCAATCCCGATCAGTACGTCTTTAGTTTTATGTGTGGCTTTGATAGTTATCATGCGTCGCTTGCCGCCTCGCTTGACTCGCCGCGTTCCGTGGTTTGTATCATTAACGCAAGGTTACGTTCATTCACGTTGTCGACTTTCAGGACCTTGAACCTCCTGCCGTCATGCAGCATATAATTATTCCCTGTTTCCAGGTCCGGGAAAACCACATCCCAGAAGCACCAGAACAAATGCGTTGCGTCGTCCTCAATGTTAATCTTTGAGAACTTCGACACGCCCGATACAGTCTCGATAGCGCACCACTGCTGTCTGATCTGGGTGAACGTCTCAACGGGCTGACTCGTATCGAACCCGGATTCGTCCAGCTCTCTGGACTGAATGCCCACCAGGTGGCGGAGGTCGCCCAGGCACAGCTTTTTGGCGGTTATCCTTCTCACATCACATTTAGCCATAGGTGTTCACGATCCTGTATTCTGCGAGTATATCTTTGGCGATGCCGGGAAACTCCCCGCCCCCGCCGCAGTCTCCACGGTTTGCGTACCAGTGGGCGACCGTTCCCTTGATAGCCGTTTTGATCGGTTCAGGCACATCCGCAGCCGCCCCGTAGCCTGCTGTGAAATCTATCTCCCAGGGATACGGCACAACGTCCGGGCTGTGGTTCATCTCACTGAAAATCACACGGGAAAAACCAGCCGCCTGTTTGACTGCGTAGTCGTCGGTCGATACCGTCTCCTGACCGCCGTCAACCGTCACTTCGATAGCTGACACGTCGATCAGTGGTGACCTACGTATTTTCAAGAACAGCCCGCGCTCATACGCCGAGCACATCAACGAGGCGAAGTGGCCAGTAACTGAACGTGTAACGAAAAACCGGTTCGTATACATCTCGGCTTTCACCGTAACCGCAGAAATCAACGCGGTAAATATCGCATCCTCTGCGTCGTGCGTTACCCTGCACCATGCCTTGGCTTCCGCCAGTGTCACCGGGTCGCTCGCTGGGGGTGTCGCTATCTCGTAGTAGTCGTTAGACATACTCCCCCGCTTTCAGTATACGTTCAATCATTTCTGCTTTAGTGTGGCGGTCATTGACTGGAACGTCCATACGCCCGGCACACGTCATCAACTCTGCTTTGGTCATGCGGTTTAACGCTGGTGGGCCGTCGGTCTGTGCCTCTGGTTCCGGGGCCGCGGTGACCTCAACGCCCCACCCGGATGCAATGATTGATTGCGCCAGGGCGGGGTCATACTCGCCGATCTGACCCGCTACCAAGCGCACATGCGCTTTGCTGGGGTCAGGGTGTGCGAATCCGCCACTTTTGGTTGCTTTTATTTCCATCGCTACCTCAAGTTTATAGGGCGGCCATTAGACCGCCCGTGTATTGTTTTTACTGTGCTACGGGTACGAGTTCCGGGTTAACTACGGCAACCACCTGGAGTGTGGCCCCGGATGATGTGCCAGTTGACACGATGGAAGCACGTACATACCGTTTGTTACCGAAGATGCCCTGTTTTTCAAACGGGGAACCCTCCGCAATCGCCGCGCCGAGTGACGGCATGGCTGGGTAAACCAACTGTGCATCCGGGATAACCGCGGCATCTGATAGTGCCGCATTGTCGCCGTCTTCGATCTTGAGCGCATACGCGCCATCTGTCCACGCAGAACAACCAATCGCAAAGTACACGCCGTTGTCATAATCAGCGGTGTCGATGATTGCGCCCGTTGTCGTGGTGTCCGTGCTGATCGCTTGAGATGTCAGCGCGTCAATTACCTTTTGGTTTGTGGCTTCTTCTTTTATAGCCATGTTAAACCTCCATTGAATTTTTTAAAGAAAGGGCCGGGCGTGATGCCTGGCCCCTGTAGTTATCTATGTGCTGCGTGTGCTGCGTGTGCTGCTGGTATTACGCTTTGGTCTTCATGATCTTGATTGACTCAAAGTTCGTTACCGCACCACCAACTCTCTTCGTGCTGTAAAACTCAACATTGGGTTTTGCAGAGTACGGGTCACGGAGTACCCGGATGCCGAACCTGTCAACGATTGTATACCCTTCGCCAAAGTCGCCGTATGCTACCGATAGCGAATTAGCAACCACTTCTGGCATGTCAGCCATGATCACAACGGGCTTGTTAAGCAGTATCTTGTCTGTCCCGTCTTTGAATATATGCGGATCAAGCAAGTATCTGCCCTGGGAGTCCTTCAGCTTCATAACGTCGGCCATGGAGCTTCTGGTCATTGCAAATACCGCGGATGCCTGATACTCTTCGATCAACATGTTCTGCAATGTGATAAAGTCGTCCGCTTCGTCAACTGTTCCCGCGGTACCTGTAGAAACAAGCTGCTCAAGCGCATCGCGCTGATAAACGCCTGCTGCGCCCCATGCTGCGTACGCCAAGAAGCCCTTAGCTTTCTTAGAGCCGTTACCAGTAACAAAGCTTGTGTTTTCGGTACGGCTGAACTTCGCGGTCGTCTTGCCCTGCAACCATCCCTCTACGTCAAATCCTACATCGTCAAGCAGGCGCTGTGATGCTTTTGGTTTTGCGTACAACTCATGTACCGGGATCGTCAAAAGCCCGATCTCAGGTGTAGTTGTGCCCGCTCTGGACTCAGTCTCCCCGACCCAGCCACAATCCACTTCGTCATCATCTATAATCATTTCTATAGAGTCGCTTGAAGTGGTCACGGTGTTGGCGATGGAGCGCATCGGGGATGTCTCAAACACACGTTTCATAATCTGTGTCGAGCGTTCCGGGGTTATGAAATACCCGCCCGCCGGGTTTGAGCCTTCGACCAGGTCTTTAGTGTACGCAGCGATCTTGGATTCGTCTGCATGGATGAATGATTTTTGCGCCACGCCTTCACAGTACACCTGAACAACTTCCACAGGTACGTGTACGCCTTTGCGCAAGTACTTGTAGAACTCCTGCTCGTGAGCGGGTGTGATCTCCGCGCCGATTCCGGCGTTGCCCTTCACAATCTCAGCTTCAAGTGCTTTCATACGTTCAAGCATTTCGTCAGCTTTGATTTCTTGCTTGAGCTTCTGCAAGTCCTCCAGGTTCTTGGCGGTAACGTCGGCCACATCTTTACTGACCTGCACGTCAAGCCCATCATACTTCTTTTCGAGGCTGTCCATTTTTTCCTGGACGGCCTTCACGCCCGCCGTTATGTCATCGACGGCTTTTTCGATTGTCGTTTGATCTGCCATGTTCTAAGTCTCCTTAAATAGTTTAGATAGTTCTTCCAGTTTCCCGGATAACACGCCGTCGCGGCGGTCGCCTTGCTCGTCTCGTAGCATGTTGGCGGTCTTCATCAGGCTTATTAACTTCTTCGCCTGCCCATTTGTAAACGTTATACCACACTTCAAAGCTTTTTCCAAGCCCCGAATGTCAATTTCCTCGAAGTCGTCAAAGCTGGCGGTTTTTACAGTTAGTATATTAGCATGCGGATTCATCGGTTCGTCCACAATGCTGCCCTCCCACACCTCGGCTTTCGGTATCGTGCGGACACCATCGGCTACCGTCGAGCCTTCCCCCTTGCTCCATCCAATAGAAAAATCCGATAGCACGCCCTGCTTTGCCAGTGCGAATATCTCACGCCCCGCCTGCGTGTCCAGGTTAATCTCGCCGACACCGTACAAGCCCACGTCGTCTTGCTTAACCGTGTCGATCGGGAAGCCACCTATGGTAGCGCCGTGGTGATCCTTGAGCCGGATCGGGCGGTTTGTTTTCTGGTGACGTTCGATACTCTCAGTGAATGCACCCTTGACGAACTGATCCTTAACCCCTGACCAATCGCCCCGGTCGAGATCCCACGTGCCTATATGCCCCGCCACGATCCCGACAGGTACTCCGTTCCGGGTGTGTTCTTTGGTCTCAGTGACTTTACCGCCGTACGCTCTTTTTATTTCCATAATTCCCTCTATTTAAATGTGTAGTAACTGGAACACCGGCAGTTAATCCGATTGCCCGCGGTTGCGCCCCGGCTGTTGTCGCCTGGGTACATAAGTGACTCGCCGTTAACTCGAAACGGTACGTTAATCGACACGGTCGGTACCTGTGCTGACCTGTGGCCGCTCCGCACTGCGTTGTCGCCTACGTCAATCCATTCTTTCTTAGAATCGGTATCCGGAACCTGTCGCCCCGTAACTACCGCCATTGGCGGGCGGTTAGCTATTGAGTACGCCGTCATTAACTTGGCGGACTCAGCCCCCGCTTGCGTTTCAGTCGTCGCGATCTTCGCAGCACGCCCCCGGAACATCCGGCCCAGGATGGCCGCCGCCGCAAGTGATAACTCACGTGCAGTGTATGACATAACGCCACTATCGGCGAATGCCTGGCGTGCCTGCTGTACCGCACGATCCATGTTATTTTGTGTGGTCCTACTCACTGCTGCCGCCGCTTCTGGTGCGTTTTTAGCGATCCATGCCGCAAGTGCTGCAAGTAGTAGCAATTCGTCGTGCTGGTCGTCCTGCTTGCTGTTGTTCTGCACTGCGTCCCGGAATCTAAACTGTGCGATCCGGTAATGCTCTGAAAACATCGCATCCCATGCGGCCTGGAAATCTGTTGCACGAATACCGGTATCGACTGCCACACCCACCACGAACTCACGGTTGATGCGGTTAAACAGTGTGTTAGTCTTGCGCATCAGCCGTTTTTCAAGGTCGAGCTTAACTTGTAGCTGTTCATTCTGATTCATTGCCCGCCTCGTTAATGTCCATGCCCACCGGAATCAGGGTGGCTGATTGGTACAGCGTGTCACCGCCTGCAATCGGGCCGCGATTCGGTATCGCTTCGCGTAGTTCGTCGATTGTCTCAACGCCGATCTCGCTACGTGTCTTTAACTCCGCTATCCTGCGCGCTTTGAGTGCTTGCAGTGATTCAGGGTTGAACGTGATCTTGTATTGATTCAACTCCATACCGAACCGGGGCAATAAGAACCGGGATATTCCCGAAAATATCTTGTCAGCCAGGGGCAGCACGGCGAAGTCATACAGCATCTCAACGCCCGTTTGCATATTGTTGAACGTGCTTGCACTGGTCGTTACCAGCGGTAGCGGTATTTTGTATCTCTGGTAGATTGCGCGCCCCGCTATTTCATCCAGGTTCGCATAATCCATATCTTTATTCGTGTTACCCATCTCTTCAACGCTCTGAATGTCGCCGCCGGACATTACGCCAATCCTGCCGGCATTCTGTGGGCCTGCGAAGGTTTCGTTGATTGCCTGTGTGCGTTCTTTGTGTTCGTCGTCTGTTATCGTGTGTTCTTCTTTGAATATCACTAACAATGACATCCGCCCGCCATTATCAAGCACTTTAAGATTGTGAATCCGGCCCTTGGTTTGCTGGTTCGCTTCCAGGGCGGCGGCTTGCAGTGGGCTGTCGGGCCTGCCATCTGTGGGCATTGATGAAAAGCCCGCAATGCGGTATAATTCACGCATCGGCCCCGCGTAATATCTGCTTATGCGCTGCGCTGCGATCTCTTCAGTGAATCTACCACTCGCGACCCCCGCGCCTACATAAAAGTCTTTTACGTACTCCGTGCCCGTAACCGGGTTAACGGCGGTCGGTTTCACGGGGTACACCTCGACGGGTGCGACCGTGTTTGTGCCAACGGCGTACATGTGCGTTTCGTTCGTGAGTAGATAGTGGTGTGCGAGGCGTGTAGCAAGGTCTGACCACGTCATGTATGGATTTGGATTGCTAAGCAGATCAAGCACCGGGTGTTGCTCCTGGATCGTGCCGTCTGTCTCTTGCACGATCGGTGCGATCTGTTCGAACGCCTCCGACACCATGTCCACCGCGGTTGCTACACTGGAATTTTGCCTGTAGAATTTAAATGCTTTTTGCGGCGTGATGTTCTCGCCCATCAACGCGCACCCCAGGAAGTCCCCCGCCAGATCGTCAATAATTAAACTGCGTACATCGCTTTTTGTTTCTCGCTGCTTCTTACCGAATGGCCACATATTTAGCTCACCCTAAATTTTCCGCGTTTACTTAATTCAGTTAAAGCCCATACCGCAGCGTCCACGCGGTTAGGCGATTTACCCAAGCTTAACCCAGTTCCGGGGTTAAAGTCAAGCATTTCCTCTTCTGTCTTCACCAATCCCGGCTTGTGCTTCACGAATCCTTGAGCGTACAACGCCGCTATCGGCTCACTCCGGGTCACTTTGCCTTTGGACGCATGTACCCGGATGATTCGCCCGGTGAACCCTGCGTTTCTCAGCGTGTCTTCGCACATATCGCCGCCCTGATTCGTTTCGATTACAATCGCATCCGCTTGTAGGTCCCGGTGTGCCCTGATGGCTGTTGTGGCCCACTGCTTCGGCGTGCCTTTCCGGGTGTAATCCCGGTCAATCGTGTACTGGTTCATGCCGTGCCGTGTAGCTGCAAGTATCCCGTGTTCGTCGCTGGTCTTCGTGTTTGTCGCTGCTGGATCAACCGCAATGACTGTACGCTGGGGCGTGTTGAATGCCCCCGTGTGCGCCTGGTCAATATCGCCCTGTGTCCATAGAATATCGTCCGAATCCCGGCGTGGTGGTCGCTGCATATACTGACTGTTCCACGTAGTGCGTGCGGCCCTAAGTGCCGTCTCGTGTTCGTCGTTGTGCTTGAATGGCCAGAGCCATCCGTCGGGCAGGCCGTGCTGTACGGGCCTGCCGTGCGTGTTTTCTTCCGGGTACACATCTGCACTGTCGAGTAACGCGGGTAGATTTAAGTGATGCCACACCTCCCCGCTACCTCCTCGCAACAGGAACCCACACAGATCATCGTAGTGTAAACGCTGCATAACTATGATGATCGGCACGGATTCCAGGGCCAGCCGTGACTTAGCGGTATCACAATATGTATCTGTCAGTGCTTTCCGTTTTACCGGAGATCGTGCGTCCCCCGGTTTCAGGGGGTCGTCAAACAGCATCGCCCCCGTGAACTGGGTTTTGTCCATATGCCCCGCACGGAATCCAGTCACCTGGCCCCCTGCGGATGCCGCCCTAATACCCCCGGATTGCTTCGTCCACCAGGTTTTCTTGGAGTCTGTATCGTCCATGGTCTCCACAGGCCACATATCTTGATACGCCCGTGAGCGCACCACGCCACGTGTGGTGGATGAATTTATCAATGCAAGATCGTCTGAGTACGACAAATGTAAGAAGCGGTTCCGGGGATCTATTGCAAGCCCCCTGGACATGTAGTGAATCACCGCCAGCTCGGTCTTAGTGTAGCCCGGCGGTACGTTTATTATCAACCGGGATATGCCGTCCGGGTGTCCCGGCGGCAACGTTGTACGTTCGAGTGTCGATTGCATGACCCTGTGGTGCGGCCCGATGTCCATTTTTGCGCCGAGCCGTTGTTTCATGAAATACCGGGCGAAATACAGGCCGTCCAGCTCGCATTCGAGCTTACGTGCAGCCGTGAGTGTTCCGGGGTTAACAGTCATCATCTTCAAGCATCTGAGCGCGCACCGCCGCATACTCCGCTTTATCGAGCGCCGCTGTGGCGATAGGTGCGCCGTCTGGCCCGCTTATTTCTGTTGTCTGCTTGTCGCTTAGTCCCAGCTCACGTGCTATGATCAATGGGTTAAGCATGTCTGCTGCCGCACCCTCGAATTTCTGCGTCCTCACGATGTTCTCGACAGCATCGCACGTGTGCCTGAACTCTTCACGATTGCGATACAGTCTCCATGTCTCATATGTCACGCCCAGGAACGTGCTGAGTGCGCCCAATGTCATAGGGCGCATCTTATGCAGCACTTCACGTTTGGTGTTCCCCTGGAAGGTTACAAGCTTCTCTTCGCACAGGGGGTTATCTTCGCACCAATGGAAATACTCACAGCAAGCGAGCCATAGCTCGCCGGGTGCTGCAAAAATGCGCTCGCGGTTAGCTGTCGCCCTGACTTCCCAGAATCTATGTTTCATGCGTTGCCACCACCACCACTACTTGGTACACCCTCTCCCCTGGTTCGATCGCGCGGCCGCTTATGTTGCGGCCCTGCGCATCAATGACCGCGGGTGTGAGCGCACGGGGGGCGGGTTCAAACTTCTTAAATTTCAAGGACTCTTCAAATAAATTCATAATTCACACCTTGTACTCATGTATCCCGATGATCAGGTCTATTGTTTTTGCGTTCTCGCCTTGGCAGGCGCAGCGCATCCAGACTTTTTCCCCGGAGTCGGCGCGTCGGTCGATTACATCTGTGATCCCGGAGTCATTCCTGTTGCTGATAGACTGAAACGGAAATTCGTCGAAGTTCTCCACGACTAACTTAGCGGCTATGCCCGCCGACTCCCCGGTTACGATCTGCACGACAAACGGCGCGTCGTCACTGGTCTCTACGACCATGATCTTGTGTAAGTCAAATTTTGTCATAGTGGGTTGAATCGGCGTGTCTGTCGAGCCGAGGACCAGCACCCAGGAGCCAAACGCGCTACTGCCAGAGGTGAGCTGAAACGGGTTTTTAGTTCCGCCCATCCTGTCCGCCACGTGGGTCTCCCCGGTGGCGGTAGTGGCCTTCTGGAGCCACTTCTCGAAGTTATGTAGGTGATGCTCGGTCTCGGCGACTTCTTTTTTAATTACGGCGATGTCCGCAGGGTTCACGCCCTGCCCGAGGGGCATTATACAACATCGGCGAGTACAACCGCCGCCCCCGTTGCCACGCTGCAACGTGCGTACCATATGTCCGCCGTGCTATCTGCGGTTATGGGCGTTATCACGTTCTTATTGTCCTGTAGAAAATATGATTCGTCCACCACCAGGGAGCCACTGCCCGCCGCCGAATGGTTAATCACAACCTGGTCGTTGCCCGGTTTCTGTTGGAGCACTACGGCCCCGGATTCACCCGCGGCGCTGATCGCTGTCCATGCGCCCCCGGTGATACTGTACGTCGTCATTGCCATCTGTCACCTCCTGTATGTTATGTTCACAATTTAAACTGGTTCCTATAGTTACATATAGATAGCCGTTTGTCAAGACCCGTGACCGCTACAGCATTACGGCCGGTCACCGTATAGTTACCCTTAGTTACTTACTTTATATAGTATTCTTTATTATATAGTAAACAGTGAGGACACCCTACAGAACCGTGCATCTATGAGATAGCGGTAGGCAATGACCACAGCATAAGTAGGTCGGTCATAGGTAGGACACCTTACAGCACCGTGCATCTACAGCCGTTATGACCGGTGACCACACATATGAGTCGTCGGCAGAAACGGCACACGTTATAATAGATAGCGGTTACCGGGTGTAGCGGTAGATAGCGGGTAGCGGTAGCGTGTGAATATAGTAAAAACCTGGGGGAGAGTGGAAAGGTCGGTCACGCGGACCAACCGCCCCTAAACCCGCGTGGCTGTAAGCCGCCCTACCAAGTCCGACCCGTGACCGAAGCCGCCCCTCGGACACGAAAAACGGGATAGCGGTTACCGCTACCGATAGCGGTAGTAAAACGCAATCCGGGGGCGTGAAACCTACAGCCGCTATCTACGGTGCGGCCGCCCCGGTCGCCCTGGCCGACGGGATAGCGGTTACCGGCCGCCCCGGATGGGATAGCGGTTACCACGGCCGACAAGATAGCGGTAGTAAAACGCAATCCGGTTTCCTTATATATAGCGCCCGCTATCGGTAGCGGGGGGTAGCGGTAGTAAAACGCAATCCGGGGACGTAAAACCTACAGCTACCGCCGCCAGCGATAGCGGTAACCGCCAGCGATAGCGGTTACCGGATGGGATAGCGGTTACCGGATGGGATAGCGGTTACGATAACGTAATTCAAGATACAGGTTTGTAAGTAATTGGATAGCGGGTAACTCACCCCGGTAACCGCCAACCCGCTAAGATAGCGGTTGTACGTTTTTGGCACGCGGTGTGCATTAGAGTATTGACAGAAACAATTTAACGTAATACAAACTACAAGGAGATACAACATGACAACACTAATCACGATTGAAAACG